GATGGTACCGTCGTCGCTCATATTGATCAGCACCCATTTGTCCAGCACCTCCTCCACGGGCGCGCCGGTCACGGCGGCTAGCGCCGCGCAGATCGTCATGCCCACGACCAGAGAGTTATCCACAATGACGGAAAACTGCCCCGTGCTAGCACCGCGCATCTTTGGGTAAAGTCGCCCGGTCGCGTAGCTGAAGATGGCCCCCTCAGCGAGCGCCTCATAGTTCGAGTGGATCCATTCCGCGATCAGCGTGTGCTGTGGATGGCTCGCGTACCCTTGAGACCTGACTGCAGCAACGGCGCGCAGGAGCGCCGTGTTGAAGTAGGCGTCGGCCGAGCTGAAGTCGAAGCTGCAATGCCGCGTTTGGCGCCGGGCGGCTGCAAACTTCACCGCATAGCCCGTGCCCGTCATGGGCATCCCCATCGCGCAGGGCCACTCGCGCCAGTGCCTCACTAGCCTCCGATTCAAGTCGCCCGCAAAGACGGCCTGCATGCGATGGTCTCGCATGAACATTGGTGTGATCGTGCGCATCTTCGCAGGGTTCAGGTCGAGCTTCGCCTCGTAATCCACGAACGCCTTGGGGAATAGGCCATGCACCGTGCGCATGGTGTTGCCTGTTGCCAGGTCCTGGCGCACGCCCCGCTCCAGCGCGTCCAGCATGCCCGTCGCACGGGCCTGGGCGCGCCTCCTCAGGCCGTGCGTCACGACTGAGCGCATGTGGGCCTTGGCGCCTAGCGAGTGCCAGCCCTCTTCGGTCAGGCGTGCGCCCTCCAGTAGGGGCCCCGGGCCGTACTTCATCACCAGTGACTTTAAGAAAGTGCGGTACGACCACATGTCCACGTTTGCAAAGAGCGTTCGGTAGCGGTCCGAGAAGTGCGCGGCCGCGCGCATGATGGCGTCTTCGCCCGCCTTGGTGCAGGCGGAGTCCAACCCGTAGCGTGCGATGCTCAGGGCCTCCGTCTCCGTGCTGAACCGGGTGGCGGTGTTGATGCCCATCTTGGCGCCGAAGGCGGCCTGCACTCTGCGCGTGCGGGCCCGAACGTAGGCGCTGGTCTCCCTCGGTGCGCGCATCGGCCTCATGCTAGGGCCCAAAGTGGTCGGGTCGAACACGTCGGGCGCGTACTCGGTCAGCCAAGCCTGTGCGTCGCTCAGCACTGATTGCGCCGTCCAGTGCTTCCTCAG